ACAGTCGGGACGCGGTCATCGTGTCGCATAGGACTGTGAGTGTTTCTAGGACCCATCCATTGACGTAGTACCGCTGGAGTTTGTCCTCGGCGATCGCCTCGGCGTCGTTCTCGTAGCGGATGCGGGTGACTATCTGTCGTTCGGCGAGACCGTACTCGTCGATTCCGTCCTGGTAGTTCTCGGTCCAGTAGCCGTCGGGGAAATCGGTGCCGTCTTCGGTGCCGAACACGGTGACGCGGTTGATGAGGTCCTCGACGCGGCGTGAGATGCTCCAGGCGTCGACGATTTCGGTGCCGGTGAATGTGATGTCGGCGGATGTTTGGCTCCGACTGGTGACGTTTGAGGTGATGACGGTGGGTCCGTAGGTGTTGCCGACGACGGTCGGTCCCCATGGCATCGACTGGGTGACATATCCGCCGATTTCAGAGGCGGCGACCTCGGATAGGACGCCGAGGAGGTTCTCGGAGTCGAACGCGGGAACACGGACCGCGGTCGAACCGGACACGGCGCCGAGCCGGTCCTCTTGGTCGCCGAGGTTGTAGAGCGTCGTAAAAGCTGACGAGGAGGTCGCGGTGATCGCGGAGGGGTTCGCGATCGTTTGGCGGCCGACCTCCGCTAGAGCACGATTCACGGCGGTGATCGAGACGGTATCGCGGCCGGCGACGACGTCGGTTATCGCGCCGTCAAATAGGCATTGTGGCTCGGTTGGGTGGCCGTCAATAACGACCCAGACCTGCCATCGGAGACCGATAAAGAACGTCGAGAGTGCGGGCGCTCCGGTGTAGTTCCAGACGAGGTCGAACTGGCCGGCGGATGGTCGGGCGACCTCGTCGATGTTTCGGCGGCCGTGTTGGATGGTGATACCGTCGATCGTCCAGTCGGTGATCGTTGTGCCGGCGGCGATCGAGCCGTCGGTGGATCCGTAGACGATCGTCCAGGTGTAACTCATACGACGGTGACGCGACCGAACCTAGAGGCGTCGCGGTTGAGGATTTCGCGGATCTGCTGGGCGGTCGTGACGGGGTCTATGGCGCCGTTGATGTTGATGGTGACGCCGCCCATGCCGCCGCGGTTGAGTGGGACTACGGCCTCGGGTCCTGCCTCGCCGATCATCGCTAGCGTCGGTTTCCTAACTATGCCGCCTTTGGCCATGGCGGGAATGAAGAACGGTGAGCCGGTGTAGGACGAGCCGGATGGTTGGGCGCCGCTGTCGTTTGATCCGCCGCCGATGCCGATGAAATCCGCGGCGCCGGTGAGAAATCCCCAGAGGCCGCCGAGTGCGGATCCTCCTGGTATCGCGTCGACGATGGCGCCGGATACTGCTCCGGCGGCGTCGCGGATGCCTTGGGCGATGCCGTCGCCAATGTATGTCCCGATTTCTTTCGCTCTGTCGAACATTTCTTCGAGGCTGTCGGTGGACCATGTCCACGCTTTGACGAGGTTGTCCCAGGCGGTCGAGAGCGAGTCGGAGAGGATTGTGCGCCAGTTTTTAGCGAATGCGTCGGCGAGGTCTTCGTCGAGTCCGAGTTCCTTGGCGACTCGGGCGCCGGCGGCGACGAATGTGTCGAGTAGGCCGTTGTAGATCTGATTATTAAACTCGACAGAGGTAAGAATGCTTTCTTTTATAAGTTTCCCGAGAGCGCCGACGAATCCGCCGACGGCCTCCTGTGTTTCTTCGTCGGCCTCGGCGCCGAGAATCCAGTCGACGAGAGCGCCGCGGAGACCCATGAACGCCTCGGACATTGCGGGTCGTCCGTCTGTTTTGATCCATTCGGCGATCGCCTCGATCCATTTCGAGATTTCTGGGATGACGTCGGCGGTGAGCCAGTCCCAAGTGGCGGAGGTGAACGCCGCGAATGCGTTCGCCATTTCCTCCTTGTTCTCGATGATCCAGTCGGCGATCCCTTTGATCCATTTTCCGAGTTCGGGAATGACATCATCGGTGATCCATGACCAGGTAGCGCCGGCGAACTCTAGGAACGCATCGACCATGGTTTGGTAGTTCTCGCGGATCCATGTCGCGATGCCGGCGATCCATTTTCCGAGTTGTGTGACGGCTAGCGGGACCGCGGCGGTGATCCAGTCGTACAGGCTGGACGCGAGACTCGGAAAGTTTTCGCGGATCCAGTCTCTAAACAGTCGGAGGACACCGATGATTCCCTCCTCGGTGAACTTGTCGGCGACGGCCTCGACGGCGGGGATAACGCGGTCGAGGAATGTGGACGCGATTGAGACGGCGGCGGGGAGGAATGCCTGTCCGATCTGGGCGGTGACGTTGTCCAGTCGGGCGCGGAGAATGCGCGACGAGTTCGCTAGGCCGTCCGAGGTGCGAGCGAAATCGCCTTGTGCGTCGGTGGTTTGTTTGTAAATCGCGGCCTCGGCGGCGAGGATCTTCTGCTGTTGCGATAGCGCACCGGTGCCGTCGTAGATGCCGAGGGCGAGCGCCTCGGCTTTCAGAGTGGCATCGTCGAGGAGGACGCCGAAACGGCGGAGAGGTTCGCTCTCCCCTCGGAGACCGGCGCCGATCGCCTCGATGACCTCCTCGGGGGCGGCGTTTCTAAATGACGCAATGTCCGACGCGAGCGTCACGAACTCGTTCGTGAATGTGGACAGGTCGTCGCCGGCTAGTCCGGCTGCCTTGCCGAACGTGCCGAACGTCATCGCGGCATCTAGGACGGTCTGCTGGGATAGGCCGATCGACTTGGCGGCGGTCCTGGAGAATGCTAGAACGTCGTCGGCGGCGTCTCCGAATATCTGCTCGGTCGCCGAGATCGCCTCGTTTAGATCTGAGGCGGCGCTGACACTCTTGACAATGCCGGCCGAGGCGGCGACGCCGAACACGGTCGCGGCCTTGGTGGCGGCACGGAGCGCGGATCCGACTTGGCGGCGCATCCCGTCGAATGCTCGTCCGGCTTGTCGTACTCCTCGCGAGTCGAATGTGGAGACGATTGGCGCGACGATTGCCATGAGTTATCGCCTCCTCTGTGGTTCGAGTTTCTTGTTCGCGGTTTTAGCGTAGTCGCGGAACGAGGCCTCGATGGCTCGTTCGACACGGTTCGCGTATTGCTCCACGGTCGGCCAGATAGTGCGTGAGGCGTGACCGTAGCGGGCTCTGACGGCACGGATAAGAATCTCGCCGCTGTCTGTTTTGCCCTCTGATTGGCGTCCCATCATCTCGAAAGCCGCTTGTGCGCCGTGGGTCGAGCGGATGCGGAGGACAGGCCAGGAGCCGGCCGGTGCGCCACGTGGGCGGGTGCCTCGAAATTGGACGTTTATCTGTCGGCGGATGTTGCCAGGTTGCCAGCGGATCGCCTTGGTAGCGCCGTAGCGCGTCGATTTCCAGCGTGCCCAACCGGACACCGGTGGCGACCCTGGTTGTTTGTTTCTGATTGCTTGGACGAGGCCGCGGACCTCCTCGGCGTTTTTGATTCGGTCCGGTACCTCACGGCGGAGATCTGGGTCGATGCGTCGGAGAGCGCGGAGCGTTTCCGGTACTCCGTTTACCTCTCCGTCGATCTTCAGTCTCGCCATTATTGGTGCCTCTGTGCCTCTCTGTTCCTCTCATGGAGGACATCGACGATGGTGTAAAGCATCGCCGAATCGTCGAGGAGTGCGGCCGGTGGGATACCGGTCGCGATGGCCACGCCGGCGACTAGTCGTCCGACGGAGCCGGCTGGGTAGGGTCCGGCGTTTCGTCTCCCAGAGGGTCGATTGCGTCGAGTTTGGCGAGCCAGTCGTCCAGGTTCGCGGGGACTGGTCGGCCGGCGACGCGGGACGCCTCGTAGGCCATGACGGCGAGGTCTTCTAGTCCGATGTTTCCGTCGGTGAGCGCCGTCACTTTCTGTTTGGTGCGGCGTTCCCATCGGATCAGACTGAGCGGGGTCGTAACGACCTCGTATGTCTCGCCGTTTTGGGTGACTCGTAGCCGGAGTTCCACGGTTACTCCTCTCGGTTTGTTTGTGGTTTGTCTTAGGCCTTGGTGATGTCGCCGTCGACCTGGAATGTGAAATCGACCTCTAGGACGCCGTCGGCTGGGCCACCGGCCGTCGGGTAGACGGGGATGATGTCGCCGGACAGCGTTTCGGATCCGGCGATGCCCATTGAGAACGAGACGGCGGAGCCGGTCGCGGCGGCAGTCCACATCGCGTCACAGAACGAGCCGACCTCGCCCCAGTCCTGGTATGCGCGGACGTTCAGAGTCCACGTGGTCGGTTGACGGACCGCGGTGGTCGTTGTGAGGGTGACGTACTGGTCGACGGTCTCGTTCGGGACGAGCGTGACCTCGGCCACCTGGGCCGAGTAGTCCACAGAGTCGATCGTGACGTCGAGAGTGCGGCCGGTTTGGACAGTTGCCATGGTTATCTCCTGTAGGTGATGACGGCGAGTAGTTGATATGTGGGTAGTTCTTGGTTACCGACAGCGTAGACGCCGGCGGTAGCGGTTAGGGACGATGCCTCGGTGAGGTTCTCGATGATGGTGTCGGCGTCGGCGAGGATCGCTCGGAGGGCTCGGAGGTCTCCAGGTGGTGCGGCGACTACTGAGATTTGGAACGATAACTCGACGAGGTTTGGTGACATCGACCGGATGGTCGGCGGGTCGACGACGACTCCAGGTGGGCGGAGGTTCTGGACGTTTGAGTAGACGGCCAGACCGAACGTGGCGAGTCTCGCACATAGGTCGTTGTAGGCGTCGACGAGCATTAGGCGACCGCCGGCCGGTTGAGTCCGAGGAGTCGCATGATTTGCCCCATGGAGCCGACGGGTGCGACTACTGGGAGGTCTTGGAACGATTGGAATGAGTCGATCGAGCCTCGTTCGCGGAATAACGCTCCGGCGTAGAGGATCGTTCCGAGTCGTGCCGCTCCGTTCGGTGCTACGGTCGGGTTGTCGGCGTAGCCGCTGGCGCGTCGCCGGTGATAGGCGAACTCGTTAGCGGCGTCGGTGCATGTTTCGAGCCAGGTGGTGTCGGCTCCGGCGTCGACTGTGCCGATGAACTCCTCGACGTCGTCGGCGTCGATCCATGTGACCTGTTCGACGAGGACGGCGGACGCCGGTGAGTATTCGGCGATGTCGTCCTGGTTGTTGACGAGGTAGGTGACCGTGTCGGTGCCGAGGTCGACGGTGTCGAGGTTGTGATGTCCGTCGAGTTTGTTGTATCCGGTCCCGTAAATGTGGACATGTTCTCCGGCGACGAGACCGGTGGCGTCGTCGAGGACGAGCGTCACGACGTCATCCGTGCAGGATGCGGTGGTGATCGTTGCCATCGGTCTCGTCGCCTAGAGAGTGCCCAGGGGATGGATCAGAGGTAGTAGTTCCAGTTAGCGTCGATGAACGCGGCGGCGAAATAGCCGCGCCACGCGACACGGGTGGACAGCGTCGCGGGCTGTTCCACTCGCACGGCGCCCTTGGCCTGCTCGAACAGGTTCATCGAGTCGGGATGACCGACGATCGCGGTGCCGGCGGCGAACTGGGTCGACACGACCAGTTCCAGACCGGCCGGTGAGCCGACGAATCCGCTCGCGTCGAGACGACCGAATGCGTTCGACGGGTTGAGGCTCGGGAACAGGAAATCTCCGGCGGTGGACTGGAGAATCGCGAGGTCCTTGTAGCGGTCCGGTGCGAGGAATAGGTGCGACGGCA